GCCCATCTTAGTCCCGACGTTATAAGCCATCGTAGCTGCTGCGGAGCCCGTCATCACCGAAATGGCCACCTGAGGAGCCTGCTGAGCGAGAGCCGCAAGAGTGGCTACTGGGTTTTTAAAGTAAGCAACACAGGTGTCAAAGAAACCTTTGGCGTCTGCAATCTCTTGGAACGATTCCTGTGTTCTATCGCTGTACATGCTCTGCCAGAAATCGTTGGCCGCCTCTGAGCTGTACCCATGCTCGCGAAGCCACTTGTTAACGTCAGTGCCTGTCAGAGCGGATGCGGCCGTAGCACCAAGGTCAATAAGAGAAGTGCCTATCGCGTTCGCACCCTGCCCGACGCCAACAGCAGCATCGCGGGCAATGTCGTACCAATGGCGCTGTGCAGGAGGCAGGGTCATGAGTTCACGGACACTTGTATCGTACTTGTCGTACCAGTTCCCCTGCGGCTGCTCATTATTTACGTGGGCTTCCTGTGAAAGGAAACTTTCCCACCCCTCGGGGACTGCTGACTGTGAAGTGTTTCCAATTGGCTCGTCCTGTGAAAGGAAACTTTCCCACCCTTCAGGGACAGCGGATTGGGTATCGCCCCCCTGCGGGGGAGGGACGTCCTGTGCTGCCTGAGGAAGGGGCTGTTCCTGCTGTTCGTCCTGTGAAAGGAAGCTTTCCCACCCTTCAGGGATCTGCTGATTAGTACCCTGCATTTTCATATCCATCATAGTTAGAGTTCTGTGCATGAGCTGCGTCATATTGCTTACGTGCTGCCAAATATTCGTTCAAAGAGCGGTACTGCCCCCCGAGACTCTTGGAAGTAAATACACCAGGACCCACTGGTTTCAGATCAGCAAAAAACGGGCTTTGTTGGAGCTCTTCGATCATGTTCATCTGCTGCTGTCTGGGCGAAGGCCGCTGAACAGGAGCCTGCTGGGCGGGGGCTTGCTGCGGAGTCTGCGTCTGCAGGTATTTCTGAAATTCAGGGGGAACCCGCTTACCAGGATTTGCACGGACAAAGTCCTGCACCATCATACGGTTCACGTCATCCTCTGTTAGCTCAGACGGATCGTACAGCTCGCTCTCTTCCGCGGGCTGCTGAGCGCCACGGGCGTACATCGGCATACCTGCACTGCCAGCACGGAACCCCATCAGATAGTTGGCACGATTCCCGATCTGCTCTCTGCGCTGATCCCAAGTGCCATAGCCAGCATCGAAAGCGTCGATGAATTTGTTCCCAGAACGGCTGCTGAAACTTCTGCCGCCAGGCTGGTCAGCATAAGCCTGTGTCGGTGCCGACATACCAGGAGTAGTTCTGATTGCTGCCCGCTGCGAAGCGGGAGATGCAGCGTCGCGGAGCTGTTCTTCGGCCTGCTGTGTAGCACGCTGAATAACGAAATCACGACGAGCCCTCGCCTGTCTCTGAAACTCGGCTTCCTGTCTTTGCTGTTCAGCTGCCTGCCTCTGCTTTTGATATTCGGCTTCACGCTGTTTATCCGCAGCAAGACTGTCCTGAACTTTCTTAGTAAACGCTTGAGACGCTTTAGCATCATTCGCGATTCCGCGGGTATATTCAGACCACGGGTCGCTAGCGGGTTTGGGCGATTCTCCAACGTCGGGGATGGCTTTCTTCTCTGCGGGTGTAGGGAGGTCGTCTGTAGTCTGCGTAGTCAGCCCAGTTCCTTCGTCATTACCTGTGCGGGAGTTGACATACCGACCCACAGCGTCAGCAGCTTTGCGCAAAAGCGGGCTGAAACTACCAGCTGCTTCATCAGTCATCTGGGGTTCCCAGCCCGTACTTTCATCGTTACCCCGTCCGTCACTCAGCGAGGAGAAACTTCCTCCGTTATGAGTCATCTGAGGTTCCCAGCCCGTACTTTCATCGTTACCCTGTCCGCCATTTAACGAGGTGAGACTTCCGCCCCCTTCGTCGGTCATAGAGACAGTGTAGTCATCCTCTTCTTCAGGTACAGCTATAGCCTGCTTCGGGCGACTCGGCTGCGCGGATCGCGGCATATCGGGATAGTCGTCTGTAGCGGAAGCGCTTAGCCCTGTATCTTCCTCGTTACCAGAGCGAGAGGCAAAATAGCGTCCTACCTCATCGGCAAGCTTGCGCACAAACGGACTGAAACTTCCAGAGTTATCATCCGTCATCTGCACCTGATTGTCGGCCTCTTCTGCAGGGACTTCGACAGGCTGCGCATTCCTTGCTACTGGCTTCGGTGCAGGTTTTTTATCTGCAACTGGGAGGTCGTCAGTCATCTGAGGTTCCCAACCAGTACCTTCTTCGTTGCCCTCGTGGGTACCAGACCCGATGCTAGCCAGATACTCTCTGGCTTTGCCCGCAGCTGAACGCAGCAGAGGCAGCAGGCTTCCACTGCCCGCATCATCGTCTTCTGCGCTTTCTGCGGCAGGGTCAGCAATGGCCGCTTCCTGAACGGGTTTTTTCTGGGCCTCGACCTCTCTGATTGCGTCCCCGAGGCCGCCAGACCCTTTTCCGCGAAACAGGGCCGACATGCTGCCGCCCCCTTCGTCGGTCATCTGGGGTTCCCAGCCTGTTTCCTCGTCGTTGCCTTCGGCTGCAGAACTGTTTGTCGGTTTTTCTTCGGTAGGAGCGCTGGGTTTGCTTGCTGGGATTTCAGGATAGTCGTCAGTTGTCTGTACGCCATAGTCCGTACCCTCTTCGTTACCAGAGCGGGTAGAAAAAAAGTTTCCGAGCTCACTTGCCAGCTGCTTTACCAACGGACTAAAACTGCCGCTGTCGTCAGTTGCCTGCGTATCATACCCAGTGTCTTCATCGTTCCCATCACGTGACCCGAGGTAGCTTTTACTAAGGTCAGAAAAACTGCCGCTGTCTTCCGAAGCTGATGTAGGATAATCCTCCTGCTCGGCACCGACACTGTCAGGAGTTCTGCTGTTAAGCAGTTTTTTAAGCGCTGCGCGGCTCTGCTCGTCTCCTGCCTCGGCAGCTGCTACAAGTGCATCCAGCTGATCCAAAATCCAGCTGCCCGCAGCGTTTATCCCTTGTCTGGCTCTGACATTTGCGATTTCTTCAGCCATTGAGTAGTCTTCGAGCGCTGCCTTAGCATCGAAGTTCTTTACTGCGTTGTATGCCTGACGCCCCGCATTTTTTACAGCTCTGGCACCATCGCGTACAGCATGGGCTCCCTCTCTGGCAGCGTTGACAGCCTGAGTACCTTTCTCTCTAAGATATTCACCAGCCGACTTACCAACTGTGGAAAAGCTCCCTTCGCTGTCATCCGTCGTCGAAGTTTCGTACCCCGAGTCTTCGTCATTGCCGCTGGTGCGTGAGCCCGCATACTGGCTTCCAAGTTTCGAAAAGCTTCCTCCGTCGTGGGTCATTTTAGGCTTATAGCCTGTGCCTTCTTCGTTACCCTTGCGCGTATCCAAATACGGCTTTGCAACCTTAGAAAAGCTTCCTCCGTTATGAGTCATTGTCGGCTCATAACCTGTGCTTTCATCGTTGCCTTTGCGCGAGTTTATATAGTCAGCACCTGCCTGCCGTACTCTGTCTGCCGCACGCTTTGCTTTACCGTAAGTGTTCTCTACTGTACTTTTTGCTCTGCCATAAGTACGCTGCGCAGCGTCGCCTGTCTGTCTGGCGCTGCCTTTCATTACACGGGCAGCCGAATACACGCCTGTTTTACCTGTATCTGCTACAGTTCTGGCAGCCTTGCCAACGTCGTCGCCAACATCTTTGATGGCCTTTCTTACCTTACCCGCTTTCTGATTAAAGTCGTTTCGGGACTCAGACCGAGCTTTCTCCAGCTCTTTTCTTAAAAACTCAGATGACATTATCTACCCCAAACCGCTGTTAATTTTTCTTAAGAAGTCCGAACTTATCCATGTTCGAAAGAACCATGTTTAATTGACCCTTAGGAACCGCCCGCAGATCCATGCTCTTTCCGCCCTTTTTCATAGTTTTCATATACTCGAACGCCTGTCGGTACTCGGAAGACATTTCGCCATCTTTGTACGCCCAGATGGGGAGGAGCCCAAGTTCCTTGTCACGTACAGCAACTGCGCGTCCGTTCTTGTCATACACCATTCCTCCCTGTTCCACCTCACCATGGCGAAGTCCGCCTTTTTGCGTCTCTTTAGTCGCGGACTCGCCTTTCGGTGTTGGTATGGCTGCCGCTGTATCTTTGCCAACCTCCGAAGCCCTGAGAGCCACACCCTTTGCATAAAACTGTGCAGCCGCTGCGTCCTCGGCAGCAGCGGCTTTTCTTTCTTCTGCGGTCACCTTTCGCTGCGCAAGGGGAAGTTTGGCGTTTTCATACGCAACGCGGCCATTGTAAGTATCCTGATTGAACCGATAGTTCTGTGCAGCAACCATGTCGCTCATCGAAGTGACCAAACTTTGCGTACGGTTAAACTGAATAAACTGCTTGGCTTGAGATCTCAAATCGTCAGTCAGCGGAACCTGAGTAATTTTCCCATCAGCCCCAACCTTTAAAACGGAGTTCGTCTTCGCATCGTATCTGTCTTTGCTGGTAAGCCCGCCAAAACCCATCCCTGCGGCTGTCGAAAACAGCTTCTGGTCATCCTTGGACAGCTCCTCCTGTTCCTTAAGCATGGCGGTTTTGCCGTCGTTCAGCATTCTGCTGAGTTTTGCTTCGGAAACAGACGCCTCGTTTTTGTAGTAGTCAGCGACGCCCTTGGACCCTTTCCAGTAGCGGACGTTGTCCTCAATGGCTTTGTCGCGTTTGGCGGCTGCGTCACTGCGCATCTGGTTCAGATCGGACTCAGAGTATCTCTGCACCCCTGCATTGCCTGCATCCGCGTTCTGCTGATAGAACTTGGTGAAATATTCCCGAGCCTTCGGGTCAGCCAAGCCTTGAATTTGTGCGTTGGACATCTGTGCAACGTGCGTTCCGTCCGCCCCTGCACCGCCCTGACCTTCGGGGGTATCCGCCGCCTGAGCCCGCACAATACGCTGACCAGTTTTGTCGGAGATGTCCTGCATATCCTTTTCATACTGATCTTTGGCGTCCTGAACTCCGCTGTCGCTCATGTAGTCGTTGATGGCACCGCCAATGGCCGACGAGTTCCATGTCTTAGCCATGCCGCCTGCGAACGAACCGAAATTAAATCCCATTTCGTTACTCCTTGATCTTGTTCATTTCATCTGCAACGGCCTGCATATACACGCGGTAGAAACTGATCGTCTTCTCGTAGAGCTCTTTGTGATGCTCCTTGATGTACTTCAGTTTCGACGGGATGTCATTCGCGTATGCCATGCACGTCTTGCAGTCCAGAGAGCTGCCGTTCTCCATTTCGTGCCGCGGCTCGTACAGATCACTGTCTTTAATAAACTCAACTACTTTCTCGCGGCTCCAGCCGAAGATCGGAAACACCCACTCGGCTCCCAGGCCCTCTTCCAAACCTTTCTTTCGCTCGCTCCCTCGGTCACCCCGAATGACACAGGTCGGCTTGGTATTGAGCACGAATCCCGCCATAGGAGCCCAGATGTTTGCATTGCAACAGTCGTGGGCGTTACAGACCGTGATCGGAGTCGCTCCGTAGATGTACTGGCCGACTTTTGTGTAACGGTTCGGAACAACATCCACGGGGAAGCCGTTGTCAATAAAATACTGAACGCTGTCGGACTTGATCTCCGCAAAATTCGGAACCAGTTTCCGCACCTTCTCCATGTGGACTTCGATCTCTGGGAAGCAGTTCCCTGTGTTCACCCACACGACAGTAATCCTGTCCCAATACGGCTTAAGCAGAAGGAGCGTTGCAAGTGAGTCCTTGCCGCCCGAATAGAAGAGCACCGCGGTTTTATGCTTCTTAAAAATCTCTCCAACCATGACAACCCCCTTAGATAGCCACTGCTGCGGTTGTCGCAACCGAGCCGATCATGGAGCCGATGCCCGAAGCGCTCGAAGAGGCGGACTGCTGCTGTGCGGAGTAAGCCGAAATCTGATTCGAGTAGTTCTGGTTCGCGGAGTTCGCGATGCTGCCCCACGAGTTAGCCATCGTCTGGAAGGACGAGAGACCTGTCTGAGCCAAGCCCTGAATGTTCGAAAGAGACTGCGTTGCCGCGTTCTGAGCCGTCGTGGAAGACGAGTTCGTCGCAGAGGATCCAGTGGCTGCGGTCTGACTGGAAGCCGACGTAGCCGAGTTGACGATGCCTGCGTACTGCACACCGAGGTTGGCAAGCTGAAGGTTCTTGCTCCATCCGAGTTCCACGGCCGCCTGTCTTGCGGAGTTGGACGCTGCGGCTGTCGCGGCTGCCTGATTCACGCCAAGTGCGTTCATCTGGCCGACATACTGACCAGAGGACGGGTCGATACCGTACTGACTTAAGTTCAGAGCCGTCTGCTGTCTCTGGCTTGCATAAGACGATGCGATGTCCCCGATGGCCGCCTGAGCCTGCTGCTCTGCGTAGGCATCCGAGTTGTAGTTCTGTGCATCTGAAATAAGCTGCTGCTCGATCGGATAGTAGTTGTCCTGCCAGTGCGCGTAATATGCATCTCGGATCGCGTTCGTCTGGTTCGTCTGCTCCTGCGTATAGTCACGCCACCACTGAGCGTCCTCCAGAGATGCGTTGGCTACCTTCTCGTTCAGGGCGTTGGACGCTTCAGTCTGCTCCTTGTACCACGGGTACAGCGTGTTCTGATACCAATCGTAGTACTCTTCAGTGAGCTCCGTCTGCTTGGTAATGGCGTCGTAGTACTCCTGCGGCACGGAAGGGTAGTTTGTTGACTTCTTACCCATTGGTTACCCCTTTTCTCAGCCACTTGCATTCGTCTTTAAGCATGCTGAGTAAGTACATGTCTGTCTTATCGTCGTCGGCTTCTCTCAGCAGGGCTTCTACCGTGAAACCGAGTTTCAGATCTGTGATGAGGGCTTTAAGATTGTCTTTCCGAACCAGCCCGACGGCTCGGTGACATTTAAGCTGATTAAACACATAGTCGAAGCAGTAGCGTGTGTAGCCCAAGGTGATCCACCCTGTAAACGCTCCTGCGAAATGCATCGAAACGCATGTGCCGCGGTAGTCCGTGAAACAGCATGCGCCTCTGAAAGTACCGTCCTCGCTGTAGCTTGCGATCCACGGTGTTTCTTCAGGGAAATGATCCTCCGTGAGGATGTGCTCGTCAAGCCACTTCAGAACTTCCCCGCCTTTCCCGACCTTAATCTTCATGATTCCCCCGAAAGAAACTTATCCGCTTCGTGTTTTCTGCGGGTTTCCAACCCAGGCAGCACCTTCCCGTTGGAGTATTTCCAGCGGGAGAACTGCGAAGCGGCTAGGTCATACTTGCTCTGGTTGAGGAACTGAACGAGCTTGGAATCTTTGGCAGCTCCGACACCGACGTTGAACGCCCAGTCGAGAATAGCAATGAACTGGTTTTTGGTGACGAAGACTTTGATGGAGGTGGCAAGCTGCGCAGCATGACGCTTGAGGTCAGCAGAGAGGAAGCGCTCTGCATCCTCTTCCGTAATGTGCTGACCTTCTTTGACGCCAGCGGTGTGCCCCCAACCGATAGTCCAGATGCCGCCTGGACACTTGTACGCATCAAGCGCGGGGCTCTCTCCGTGCGGACCGAGTTCGTGCGGTTTCACGAACTCCTTGGCAATGTCGGGATCGAACTCACCGAACATTTTTCTTTCCATAATCACTCCTTGTGTGACGGGTTAGCCCTGTCTTCCACAAAATTAAAAACGAGCGAGAGGGCTCGCGTACCAAAGTAGGACGCGACACCCGACAAACTTATGGCGATATACTCGGTCAGCCCGCATCCTGTACACAACATGTATACAACAATGGAGACAAATGCGCTGGTGAGGAGCTCAAGGAGGCACTCCCGCACGGAGAACTTTCTACCTTGAATAACGCACCCCCAGTACCGAAGGGTTCCTGCGATGAACGAGAGACCGAGCACAAACGCCCATGTGGGGAAACCTTTCTCAAACATGGCACGTAACTCTGTTGATTTAGTGTGTATTTTACTACGTAAACAGGTTACGAACAGAGGTCATTTTTTCAGTTGGATTTCACACCATCCAAGACCTTTTCGGCATTCTGTAACCAGAGCTGCTCCCTCTTTAACCAGTTCTCGTAGTCGATCGCGTTCGACAACGCAGGTGTTAAGGTCTGCAGGGGCTGAGGACTTAGACTTGAGCACCCTGTTAAGACGCTCGTTATCTGAGGAAAGAGAAACAGTAAGAGCAGAAAGCTCCTCCTGCTTTTTCCTTTCGGTGTCGATCTGTTTCGTGACTGCATTTACCACCTCGATCGCGTGCTCTTTCTCTTTGGCGGCCGCGCCAGTTTTGTACCCGCAGGAGTATGAAGAAGCGGAAACCACGAAAACTGCCAGAAGAGAGGCGATTACTATAGCTGGGGTTTTCATGCTTTTATCCTCCTGCGGCCAGTACTGGATCACTTCTTAAATCCAAAGAGCGGGATAAGCACTGCGAGAATCGTGAACAGAACAGCCCACTCACCATACCCAAGGAGCTTGCATGCGACAAATCCTGTCGGACAGATGAGCAGGGCTGCATAGGTTACATAGAGCAGGCGGGTCTTGTCGGCCTTGCCGCAGACCGCGAGGATCGTAGGCACAGCGGCTACCGTACGGGCGGTTCCGTAGAAAAGGAACATATCCACGATGGTGAGGTCCGTGAGGGTGACGAAGAGCGCAAGCACCATGAGAGAGAAGGCTACAGCCGCACCTTTGAACTTGATGATGGCCTGGGCTGCGCAGAGGTTCGAGTCGATAGTCGAAACGAGAGCCGCCAAAACTGCCACGCCAAGAACGACCTGAAGCCAAGTGGAACTGAAGGCCGTCTGGATGGACCATCCGTCGGCATGCCCGATGCCGATGAACCCGAAGATAAACGGGATCAGGACGAACCACAGCGAAGCCTGAAAGAACGTATCCTGAACGTCTCTCGGACCGCCAAGGGACTTGGCTCGCTGCCAGAACGTGGTGTCCACGTAGGGTGCTGCCAGAAGGCCGATGGTGCTCGGGAGAGCGAACGAGAGGAAGAACGGCCAGAAGTCCACGCTTCGTTCAACAGACTGGGCTTCCCAAGGGGCGTTAAAGAGCAGCGTAAATCCGCACGCGAGCATCACGAAGTACTTGATAAGGTCCGTACGGATACAGGAGCGCAAGCCCCCTTTGGCAACAATAACCAGAGCGAAGGCCAGAACGGCAGCGCCTGTGAGCCACCTCGGAGCATCGAACCACGCACTCACGAGGTAGTAGATGCCGAGGAGCTGGACGAACGTGGAGCACACAAGGAGCAACATGGAGATCGCGTTGTGCAGGTTCATCTGCGCATTCGTGGTCAGGAAAACAGCGTCTCCTGCCGTCGGATGGTAGTTGTAAGTGCTCTTACTGGCTATAAGCCCGAAGAGCATCAGAGTCACCATGTTCGGTATGGCGAACCACAGAAGACCCGCCATCCCGTACTGACAGGCTACAGACGATGCTACGAAAATAGCGGGAGCCCAAACCCAAGTTGCGGCAATGGAAGTCGCATACTCGATGCGCTTCAGGCCAGGGGCTGTGTCATTCATCAGACCCAAGGTATTCATCCTTTAAATATCGTTTGGCGACGAGCCGACGAAGAGCGGCCAGATTGGGGTTTTCAGGATCGCCCTGAAGCCTGAAGACATGATACCCCTCAGTGTCCAGCGCTGGAAGAATGTTGTACACCTCGGTGTCCCCTACCTGCGCCCATGAGTTTACCTTGCCCTTGTGGTTGAGGTAGTCGGGGTCTTCTGTATAAAGGTAGATGTAGAGTTTCAGCGGGCGCTTATAAAAGCGTGCGACGCGGTTGACGTTGCGTCTGCGAAGCGTCGGATACTTCGCCATCGACCATCTCTGGAAGCGGATGTCTTCGAAGAAGTTGATGATGTTGGCACGTGCCGCGTCGTTTGCGCAGGCAAGCCGCGCATCCTGAGAAACGTAGGACCACTTGATGCCGAAGTTGTAGAGCCACGCGAACTCGCAGAACTGCTCCATCTTGACGCCCACGTGCTCTGCGTAGGCGTTGTAAACCTCAGCGAGCTTGTCGAAGCTTGCGGAAGTAAACTGAAGGCCGCGGTCGGTGAACGCCTGCTTCACACCGTCGATCCACGGGAGGTTGTAGAGGTCGAGGTTTCTTAAG